ACAGGATTCAAAACCCTCGAAGGATGGCTTGGAGATAACGATCTCCTATTTCTACGAAGGAACAACGCCCAACCAATCGTGACGATGACATGGGACAGCTACATAGAGCTGATTCAGAGGGTGTCGGACCCGCCTTTAGAGAAGGCTGGGTCCATATCCGAGAAGCCGCTCGAGTTCTCAGGATAAATCCCGGCAGTATTCGCCGCTGGGAGTCTGAGGGGCTGATCGTGTGTGAGCGCGATGAGTTCGGCAATCGGATCTTCAAGGTCGAAGACCTGTGGCCCATGTATCATCGGTGCTACGGGCGCGGCGCCAGGAACCGCAAATGAACCTTCAAAGCCTAACCTCCCTTGCCCAGACCCTTGTCGAACGTCCTGAGCTGCACGGGATACTGGCAGAGACATATCCAGAAGACTATGAGCAGTTTCAGAAGTTTGTTACTACGCCTCTGTTCTCTTGGAAGCCGTTTGGAGACACTCTGTCTGATGGGAATCAGTGCCAGATAGGGTTCACAGGGTCGTCTCACAAGAACAAATGGGCTGTTACGGGCAACCGTTGTGGCAAGACGGAGTCAGCAGCAGCGGAGCTTCTTGCAGACTGTCTCGGTTTGGATATCCTCACCAAAGGGGTTTCGACCAAAGGCGCATCTGGGGGACTTGAGTCGTTTGCCAACCGGCCCTGTCATGCGTGGGCGGTTGGTGACACCGAGGATACATGTATAGATATTCTCGAGAAGAGTATCTATAAGCATCTTGGGCAAGATGAATCAGGCTTCCTGTGGAATTTTGTAGAGGACGGATGCAAGTATTCTGAGAAGAATGGCTGGTCTGGACACTTTCTTCAATTCACCAATGGGAGCTTCATTCGTTTTAAGTACCATACTCAGCAACGCAAGACTTTCCAAGGAACCAGTCTGGACAAAGTGTGGCTGGATGAAGAGCCGCCCAAGGACATCTATGGAGAGTGCCGTGCTCGGGTTATGGATAAGCATGGGTATGTCGTTGGGACACTGACACCGGTCTATGAGAAAAGCCGAGGTATCCCTTGGCTTTATTACGACCTGTATATGAACCGACAGGTCAGGGGCCTTGAGTTCCACAACTGGTCGATCTTCCACAACCCCTACATTTCAGAAGAGGCTAAGGAAGCCTTTGTGCAGGAGACCGATCCTGACGAACTGGAGATCCGTGCTTATGGTATGTTTGTCCCGATGGGGGTCAAGTTGGCTTTTGAGCACGGCCTGATCCGCGAGATGCGCGAACAGACGCAGGAGCCAGAGCATGTTGAGATGTATCTCAATGAGAAGGGTGAGATAGAGGTCGAAAATGCCCGATTACGACCTAAGGCTATGGCGCAAGCCTGAAGAGAATAAGATCTACGCCATCGGAGGAGATCCAGCTGAGGGATTGGCGCATGGCGATGACACGGTCTTAGAGGTTTTTTGCGTTGATGATGGAGAGCAAGTATTCGAGGCTCAAGGCAAAATCGACCCTATGGCTGGGGCTGAGATCGCTTTTATGCTTGGAACGTGGTATAACAATGCTCTGGTCTGCATAGAGAATAATAAAGACGGGGGCATGAACCGTATCCTGTTTGAGCTGGGATATCGGAATATCTACTACCAGATGCGCGATGACGGTAAAGCGATCTCTGGAATGACTCAAAAACTGGGGTTTAACACCAATATCCGCACCCGAGCACAGCTAATTACCCTCTCTAAGAACTACGTACAGGACGGCTCTGTGACCATCAGATCAGAGTTTTTACTGGCTCAAATGGAGGTTTTTGGCCTTGAAGGGGGCAAATTCCAGGCTATTGCAGGTGCTCACGATGATGTTGTGATGTCATTCTTGCTCTGTATGGAGTCCTTTCGGATGCAGTTATTACACGCAATAGGTCGCACAAATCACCTTAATCCTCTTTGGGAGGGGCAGGAGGTGAGTGAGGGCTATGAGGATCTGGACGTAATTGATCGCCAAGGCATGACAGACCGACTGATTGAACAGAGCAAACATCGGAATAAACAACCAGCAGACCAGCAAGTGGTCAGCAGCGTAGGAGCACTTATATGAGCTTGAACACCTTTGGCTTTTTAGCCATTATTCTACCCTTTCTTCTCGTTCTCTCAGGGGCGTTTATAGTGCTGGCGCGTTCTCTGAACATTGAGAGAAAGAGGTCTGATGAGATATTTCAACAGCTGCTGATGAAGGAGCGGTTTCATGCCGTGCAATCTCCCTCAGTGCCTTATGCGGCTCCTTATACTCCAACCTTTAATCCACGCCCATCTACGGTCAGTGATCAAGAAGGCGTAGATATGCCAGGAGATTTCAACAATGGCTGAAGACGGAGTTATTGGATCGCATGAAATAGGAGTGGGTCCGTCAAGCAATGAGGGGATGCTGATCATGCCGAACGGAGAAACAATCTATGGTCCTGAGAATAAGGCTGGCAATCCAGGAGCTGAGATGAGAGCCAGACGGGAATCTGCTAAGGAAGCTCCAGTCGTGGAGCCTGTAGCAGAAACTGTGACATCTGAAGCACCAACTGGACCTTTCAAAGAGGACGTCGATTGCGCTAAGGTTGCAGGGCGGTTGTTGCAGAAGATGTTTAATGGCGTGACGCCGTATGTGTCTGAGTCTTTGCCTCCTGGAACGTGCTGGACCTTTCCTCAGGCAGAAGTTGTGATGTTTAGCTCAGCGGACTTTAACAAGATCATGAATGCTGTTTTAGCTGGAATTACAGAAGTGTCTAATACAGATCGCGGGTGGGCTATTGAGAATAAGGAAGCACAAGACCATCCTACCGTCGCTCCCTTGCTGGCACTTGCGGGATCAATGGTTCTTGACAAATAGTGTTTCTTGGAACTATCCTATAGTTTATAGCTCTGTTATTAGCACACAGCGAAACAGGAGATCTTAGAATGGCTTATAGGAACCCCCAGGCTTCTCGTGGCAGTAAGCCCATGGGCAGGAAAGTACCGCGGGGAGCAACGAACAAACCGTCTGCCAGAGCGCCCAAGGCGCGGGTAGCAAACCCCCAGGCTTCTCGTGGCGCGACACGCGCAGGACGCAAAGTAGGTTGGAACAACGGCTAAACAGGAGATCTTAAGATGGCACGGGCAAGAACAAGTACCAGAGTAGCCTCTCGTAGTAACAAACCAAAGGCACCTGCAAGACAGCGACCAAAAGCGCGAACTGGAGGACAGTCGCGCCAGAAAACGCTGTCGCGGATGGCAAAGCAGACATATGGCCCAGGGATGGGACGCCAAGGACGCAATCTCGGAGGACGAGCGGCACAAACTCCAAAGCCCCCTCGCGTAAATTTACAGCGAAATCGGAGATCTTAAAAAGAGGCGTTTTTGGCACATAATAACAATGATCAAAATTCAAGTAGCCCTGCGCTTGTATGGGACGAGTTCCCTAAGGACGAAGAGACGCAGGTCGCTCTTGGCGAAGACCATTGGGGGTATGTAAAGGACTCTCGGCGCGGTCTTGAGTATCGCATTCAGGAAGCGTTGCATTTCCTGAGCGGCGATCAATGGGTCCGATACCTGCCTCATGCGCAGCGTTTCGAAGGCCACATGTTGGATGACTGGGTTCCGACTCCAGTCACGAACTACTTGGTGAAGCATTACGACCGTATCGTTGACATCTTTACGAGCGGCGATTTGCTCCCGATTGTCGATCCGGCAACCAAAGATCAATCGGATCTTGAAGCAGCTCAGGCTTCTACTCGCATTCTCCAATCTGAACATCGTCGACTTAAGACAGAGACTGAACTGGTAATCCCTGCTGCTGGCTGGCTGTTGGTGTCTGGTAATGTCTTTAAGTATGCTGGATGGGACGGCAAGAGCGGAGAGCGAATCCGTGTTCCTGTAACAGAGATCGAAGAGAATAATGTCGAGCAGGACGCCATCTACTGTCGTAGCTGCGGACAAACGACACCGACCTACCTTCAACAGCAACCTGCATGTCCATCGTGTGGTAGCTCTGATATCCAGACCACTCAGGTCAGTGCCTTAGACTCTGCGGGTCAGACACTGGTTGAGAAGCGACAGGTTCAGAAGAAGGGCAAAGACGGCAAGCCGGTTGTAAAGCGACTGCATAGAGGGCAGATCGTTGAAGACGTAGTTAATACATTGAACTTCTATCCAGCTCCTTCCAAGAGCTTTGATCGCTGCCGTTTTGCGATAGAAGTTGATCCTATGTCTGTAGACGCGATTGAGCAGATTTGGGGAGTGGAGGTAACGCCAGAGAATCTTGAGATCAACGATTGGGGCGCAGTCCACAACACCCATCTTAAGGCCAACTCAGGCTTCCAAAAGGACGAAGGCGCAGGAGATCACGCCTTGGTTAAGTTCCTTCGTGTTGTACCTGATCCAAATCGCAAGGGATTTGAGAAGGGCAAGCTCCTGATCTGGGCCAATGATAAGGTCTTGGCTGATCTGCCCTTGGACAGTTGCGATAGCAAGCTGCCGTACACCCACTGCAAATATCGAGATATCCCTGGCATGTTCTGGGGAGCTTCGCCATTTACTGATCTGATTACAGCTCAGAAACGTCTCAATGCAGTAGATTCGCACATCGTGCAGAATCGCAAGCAGATGGTATCTAACCAGTGGATGATCCCTGAGGGTGCCGGTGTCAGTCATGTTGATGGGCGACCTGGGCTTATCATCCGATGGTCACCGCAAACGACCGGCGGTTTTAAGCCAGAACGTCTTCAGGGGGTGCCCGTTCCGCAGCAAGTGTTAGAGGAACGGCAGCAAGCTACAACTGATATGGAAGAGTTGTCAGGCGCCAGAGAAGTTCTTCAAGGCGACGTTCCTCCGGGACCAGAAACCGGCGCTGCTATTGAATTCTTGCAAGAGCAAGCCTTTCGTCGTTTTGGACCTGCTGTGCAAAGATGGAGAGCTGCTTTAGCAGACCACGAACGTCGCAAATTGCTTCTGGTGCGCAAGTACTGGAAAGAGAAGCGGATCGTCAGGGTGCTCGGTGACAATATGGAAACGGAGCATTTTAACTACTCTAAAGCTGATATCGTGGGTGCGGAGGATATGCACATCCGCGTGGGTATCGGTCTTCAGTTTAGCCAAACAGCGAAGAATGAGAAGCTGATGAAGGCTGCTGGTCAGGGGCTGTTGGGCGATATCCGTGATCCTAATATCCGCGGTCGGCTACTTGAGAAGCTCCAGATTGAGGGCTTTGAGTATGCCTATATTAACGACGCGAAGAAGGCCAGACGGGTTCTTACTGCCCTTCAACATGGCGAAGACCCACCGCCGTTGCTACCAGTAGATAATCATGCTGTCCAGTATGAGGTGCTCAAAGAGCATATGCTGACAGCAGAGTATGAAAATTGGCCCCAAGATATCCAGCAAGCCATCTTACAACGTGCAATGCAGCACAAGCAGATTGGGCAGCAGGAGCAGCAGCAAGTTATGCAAGCAGCGCAAGCGACCAAGGGAGCAGGGCCAGAAGCGGCACAAGCCGTAGCTGCGTCAGGCGCCATGGGTGGCGGCGTTGAAACTCAAGCACCAGCCGGAGGATAAGAATGACTGAATTAACTCAACAAGGACCAGAACAGGTGGCGAGCACGCCTCAACCTGTAGCTGCTTCGGTTGAACCTGAGGTGGTAACTGATGCCGATTTCATGGAAATCTATAATGGGCATCGGGATCTTCCTCAAACCCCTGCAAGATCTGAATCCGAGCCGACTCCTGTGGCAGCAGAGCCAGTTGCTTTGCCTGACCAACAGGTTCAACAACTGGCAAATCAGGTGCAGACGCTTCAGGCCCAACTCGCAAATCAACAGACCGGGCAGTCACCTGCTCAAACTCGACAGACTGTTCAGGAGCATCTTGCAGCAAAGAATCCTGGCGTCAATCGAGAATCGTTAAACTGGCTCGTTGAGACAGTTGAAACGGTCCAGTCGCAGAAGACCGCAGGACTTGAGCAACGGGTAGCAAACCTGTCTCAAGGGCTTCAAACAATGGTGAACAAGGGCGTAGTAAGCGACTTTGAGTCACAACTTGGAGGCATGATGGACAAAGCGAATATCAGGGATCCTGGTATGCGTAAAATGGTCCGTCATACTGTAGTCAACGAAGGCTTGGAAAAACACGGCCAGAACTTTGGTGCGGGGCAGAGTCTGCAAACGGTCTTTCATGAGGTCAATAACGGGCTGGTTGAACAGCGCCAGCGCAGTACCGATTCGTTGATCGAAACCAAAGAAGATGAGGCAGCTGCAACTCCAGCACAACACACATCGCAAAGCGGTAGGACAGGCGTTGAGTCCGTACAACAGGCCATTCGTGATCCCAATAACAGGAAGTATGACTTCCAGGGTGAGCACATGGAGAAGTTAGTTGGACGGTTCTTTGACGTGACTGATAAGTCCGTTGGTGGTGCGCTGGGGGAATAGTTCCTTTAAAAAATCATGGCAGGACAGAACCTAAGTAATATTGACAAAGCGCTGAAGGAGTTTTACCTCCCTCGGTTGCAGTCGACGATCAACGAGAAGCGCATTCTTATGCAGCGTCTCGAAAGGGATGCCGGTAAAACCGACGTCTCTGGTCGAGCGGCAGTTGTACCCATCAACATCCGTCCTTCGGAGGCTGTTGGTGCTCGTGCCGATTCGCAGGCTGATGATAATATCCAGCTGCCTACCGCACAGTTCCAGCGGTATATAGAGGCGCGGATTGGTTACAAGTTCAATTACGGAACAATCCGTATGACCCACCCGAGCATCGTGGCGGCGAAGAGCGACAAGGGTTCCTTTGTTCGCGTCGTTGGTTCAGAGATGGACGGCATTCGCAGGGACGCGAAGAATGACTATAACCGTCAGTTGTTCGGTTATGGTAAGGGCGACTTGGGTACAGTGGCTTCTACCGCTTCAAGTGGTGCTACTTCAATCACTATGGACCCGGGACATCGCGTCAAGGCGAACATGGTTCTTGATTCGCATGCGACAGCCGCGAGTTCGACGATTGTAATGAATTCCACAACAGTAACTGCGGTAAGTGGAAACACTCTCACCGTAGCTACTGTTGGCGGGGCAGACGTTCTCGCTAACTCTATTCTGGTCCGCGAGAACACGTACGACAATGAAGTCATGGGATTGCGTGGAATCGTTGATGACGCTTCAAAGACCTCTGGTATTGGTGAGTTTACCACAAGTCTGCATGGCGTCGCTCGCGGAACGTATCCAGAATGGAATGCTCAGGTTAGCGAGCATTCGACTCCTGGCACATCTCGTGAGATCAGCGGCGATTTGATTGATCAAGTTCTATTGGACATTCAGTCCAATGCAGAAGGTGAGCCGAGCCTCGGTATCACCTCTCCGACGCAGTTCCGAAAGATTGGCGGTCTGTTGACCGGTGATCGCCGTTACGGCGTTGAGATGACTCTCGAAGGCGGCTTCACAGGCGTCAACTGGGCAGGCGTTCCTATCGTTTGGGATCGTGATTGTCCGACGGATGCAAATGGCAACCACATGTTGTTCCTTCTCACTGAGTCCAGCTTGAAGATTTATCAGCTGGCTGACTGGGACTTCGACGACACTGATGGTGCGATCTTGCATCGCAGAAGCGGGTATGCTCAGTATGATGCTACCCTTTTCCATTACTCGCAGTTGGGCTGCTTGGATCCTGCCGAGAACGGCGTGATCCGCGACCTCGACGCATCGTAACCGCGTGGTGAGGGGTATGGGCGATAGTATCGGCTCTGCCCCTCACCAAGCTAAGGACAGGTCATGGCAGATCTAAGCGTACACTGCAAGCCTTGGTCGGTGTCGACGGGGGAGCAGTATACACAGAAGACAGGGACCGCTTCTGACTTTACTACCGCAGTGGCGATTGTCCCTGCTATTACGAACAAAAGAGCAGTAATTGATGCTCTTATTGTCAGTTCTACGGCAGCTGAGATTTGGACTCTGATGGCTGGATCTGATCAGCTAATGCAGTCTTTTCATACAACTGCTTTAGGCGCACCCGTTGAGCCGATTCCCGAAGATCATTGCATCCGGTCTGACGTGTTTGGCGAGGCGATTGGACTGAAAGCCGCATCGAGCGGCGCAGCGTTCTA